AGAATTTGAGGTTACCCTAGACGAACTCCGAAACGGATACCAGCGTCAAGCGGACTATACCCGTAAGGCGCAGTCTCTAGCTGAACAGCGTAAAGCTTATGAAGCTAACCTAGAAGCAGTAAATCAGGAAAGGCAGCAGTACGGTCAGGTTCTAGAGAACATGGCTCAGTACCAAAACCTTGAACTCGCACAGTACCAAAATATCAACTGGCAGGAACTCAAAGAAAACGACCCCATGGAGTACATGGAAAAGCGTATTGAGTTCCAAGATGCTAAGGATAAGGTTGTTCAAATTCAAGCAGAACAACAGCGAGTTCGTCAGCAGACAGAAGCAGAATTTACTCAGCGTTTGACCAATGTTGTCAAAACTGAGGCTGAGAAACTTTCTCAGATTTTGCCAGAGTATGCTGGTCCCGATTCGACCCTTCGCAATGAACTGAGAAGTTACGCCCTAGCTCAGGGCTTTTCTGAACAGGACATTGACGGAATTACCGATCACCGCGTAGTCCTCGTGTTGCACAAAGCAATGATGCAGGACAAAGCGACGAAAGGCTCCAGTCAGAAGGTTCGCAAATCTGTTCCCAAAGTTGTCAAGTCTGGAACTCCTGAGTCTAAGAAACAACGGAGCACCAAGGCAGCGCAGGTTAAACGAGAGAGGCTGGCTAAGACGGGGAATAAGCGAGACGCGACAAATGTGTTTCTTGACTTAATCTCTTAAAATAGGAGGCCATTATGGCTCAGCCCACAGGTGTTTATGTAACCTTTTCCGCAGCGGGTCTGCGGGAAGACCTCGAAAATGTGATTTACGATATCTCTCCGACCGACACTCCCTTCATGTCGATGGGTGGTCGCACGGATGCGGTTGCTGTTAATCACGAATGGCAGACGGATGCACTTGCTGCAGCGTCGGCTACTAACTTCAACGAAGAAGGTTCGACGCTTACCGCTGCTGAACCGACCCCGACCACTCGCATTGGTAACATCTGTCAGATCAGCCTGAAAACCACGCTGGTTTCCGGCACGCTTGACGCGGTGTCGAAAGCCGGTCGTAAGGAAGAACTGGCTTACCAGATGACCAAGCGCGCTTCTGAACTGAAGCGTGACATGGAAACCTCGCTGGTCGGCGTTAACCAGTCGAAGACGGCCATGGCGGCTGATACCACGGTTCGTAAGCTCGGTTCGCTTAGCTCCTGGGTCACCACCAATGCCAGCGTTGGCTCTGGTGGCACGGCTGCTGGTGCTGGCGGTAACGGTACTGCTCGTACCGACGGTACGCTCCGTACCTTCACTGAGTCGCTCCTGAAGGCTTCTATCCTTCTGGCGTATGACAACGGTGCCAACACCAAGTACCTGATGATGGCTCCGTCGCAGAAGCAGACCTTCTCCAGCTTTGTTGGTGTCGGCGGTGCTTCCGGCGTGTCCAACTTCAACGATGTTGCTGACCAGCGCATCATTGGCGGCATGGACATCTATGTCAGTGACTTCGGTGAGATGGCGGTTGTTCCTAACCGCTTCCAGCGTAGCCGTGACGTTTGGCTGCTCGACCCTGAGTACTATGGGGTTGCGTATCTGCGTCCGTTCTCGCAGCGTGAAGTTGCCTCCACGTCGGACGGCGAACAGCGTGCGATCATTGCTGAGTACACTCTTGTTGTTAACAACGAGAAAGCTCTCGGCGCGGTCTACGACGTTAACTAGTCTAATCGGGGAGGGGGCATTTAGCTCTCTCCCCATTTTAGAGGTTACCTATGTATAAAAATCCTATTCAAACTCAGTTCAACTATGACCACTCTGAGGACAATGTTGTCCTTAAAAATATGCAGGACGTGCAGCCTATCCTAGAGATGAATAAAAAGGAAATGGCTGGTGACTCGCCTTACGGAGCGCAGAACAATCCTAACATGCGAAAAGTGGCTAGTATCCCTCTGGTGATTATTGAAAAGTGGAAACGTGAACTTGGCATCGACATCATGGACAAGAATGACATGCCAAAGATTAAAAAGCTTCTTAATGACCCTGAGTATCGTTGGCTTCGAACACATGAAAGCAACTTGTAATGGGCTTGGCTACTTATTCAGAGTTGAAAACTAGCGTTGCTAATTATCTCAACCGGGATGATTTGACCAGCTTAATTCCTGACTTTATCTCTTTGACAGAGAACCGCATGAACCGCGACCTGCGTGTTCGTGCAAACATGATTCGTGCAAACACTACGACTACAAGTGGCACAGCGTTCTACGACTTGCCCAGTGATTTGATCGAACTTCGGAACATTACCTACAACTCTGGTTCTCAGGTGTATGCCTTGGCTTATCTTTCACCTGAGTCAGGTAGCCGCGAGTACGGCAACATTGTTTCTGGTGCTCCTAAAGCTTATACAAACTTGGGTAAGAACATCGAACTCTACCCAGCACCAGACGGTGAGTACTCCATTGGTATCAACTATTACCAACAGTTGACACCGCTGTCCAACACAAACACTACCAACAACATTTTGCAGGCTTTCCCAGATTTGTACCTCTACGGTTCATGTTTGGAGGGAGCTACCTATCTTAACGATAGTGAACAGCTTCAACGTTTTGCAGGACTTTACCAAAAGTCTTTGGAAGACATCAAAAAAGCAGAAGATTCCGCTCGCTACAGCGGAACAGTTATGACCATGTCTGTCCAAGGTGATCCTGGGTCTCTTGTTCGTAGGGGTGCGTAATGTCTACAAATTGGGTTTTAGATTTATTTAACATTGTTCAAGAAGATGGCGGAAACATTCTTACAGAAGATGAATTATATATCTGCCTGCAAGAATTTAATAGCACTGAATGGGAAGTAGATTCGGCAACCGGCAATGGCTAAAGAACTCTTTGACATCAACGGACAGCAAGTCGGCTTTTCTCTTAACACAGATTTGTCACCCTACGACATGCCGCCTACGTTTTTTACAAGCGCAAATAACGTAAGGTTTGTTGATAAAAAAGCCAGTACTATTTTAGGGAATACTCGCGTTTTTGGAACAGCCCTAGACACACCTTATTGGGTCACAAGCTGGACTCAGGGCAGCACACCTTTGTGGATTTACGGCGGTGCCACGTCTCTGAACAAGATTACGGGTGCTACCCACGCTGACGTTACCAGAACCTCTGGAGCGTACACCACCATTGCAGGGACTACGAAGAACTGGCAGGGCGGTGTGCTTGGCGGTGTATTGGTAGCTAACAACACACTGGACGTACCTCAAAGCTTTACGCAGGGTGGCACAGAGTTTACAGACCTTCCTGACTGGCCATCTACACTCCGATGTGAGGTTATTGTACCGTTTAGGAACCACTTGGTTGCTCTTAACCTAACCGACACTGGCACCGCAAAGCCCTTTACAGTGCGCTGGAGCGACGCTATTCCTTCCGGGGCAGCTACCAACGGTGCAGACACTTGGAACTCTGCTAGCACCGCCTCTGAGTCAGGAGAGGCTACTATAGGAGGCACCAAAGGCCATATCCTTAACGCTCTGCCTTTGGGTAACGAACTTATCGTGTACAAGGAAGACAGTGTCCACTCTTTGTCCTATGTTGGCGGTACGTTTACCTTCAACCTTCGAGAGAAGTTTAAGAACACTGGTTTGTTCTCCAGGGACGCTGTTGTTGATCTGGGTGATGGCAAGCACGTCTTTATGTCAACCAACGACGTTGTCGTCACAAACGGTAACAGTCTGACAAGCATCATTGACGACAAAGTTAAAACATTCTTGTTCTCTCAGATCGACAGTACCTATTACTACAAAACATTTTTGGTCAACAACCGTATCCAAAACGAAGTTTGGATTTGTTACCCTCGCACAGGTGCTACTGACGGTTTGCCAAACACCGCACTGGTCTGGAACTATAGAGACAACACCTGGGCTACTAGAGACTTGCCTAGCGTTAACTATATTGGCGTAGGTCTGGTAGACCCTGAGCTTACAAACACGTGGGCGGCTGCTACAGATACATGGCAAAGCAGCACAGTTGCTTGGTCTCAACAGGCCTACAACCCTGCTGTTGATTCTCTACTGATGTGCTACCCAGCAAACTCAGCAGCAAACAGTCGTTTCTTTTTAGCAGATTCAAGCACCACGTTTGACGGAACAACATTTGTAACAACTTTGGAACGAGTTGGACTACACTCTGGAAGAACTGATTCTATTAAGTATATAAGTAGAATTTATCCTAGAATTAGTGGTACAGGGTATGTTAAAATAAGTGTAGGGGCTGAGTTAGAACCTTACGCTGGTGTTACTTATGCTGACCCAGTTGAGTTCAATATTGGCGTAGACAGTAAAATTGATTGTCGAGTTCGCGGTCGATACATCGCTATCAAGTTTGAACACGACACCGATACTTCCTTTAATCTCTCTGGATATGCAATTGAGTCCGAAGTGGTGTCGGATCGATGAGCAGAGAGTTCCTTCGGTTTAACCACGCTAACCCGCCCTCTGCTCCAGAAGAGCTTCCAGGTTATCTTAACGAAACTTTTATCGAACTTGGTGCTGTTGTAGACCTATTGCGAGACGGACACTTAGACGTAGTCTACTCTCCTCCTACAAAGCCAAGTCAAGGTGACATACGATATGCAGACGGAACTAGTTGGAACCCCGGAAGCGGAGAAGGTATATACTTTTTCAACGCTGCCGGTTCATGGGTTAAGTTATAGGAAAGTAAACCCTAAGAGTAAGAACTTTAAGACAATAGTGGGCCAGTGTTGGGAGTACATAGAAAACTCCACAGGTAGGAACAACACAGACGTTATCAAAGCGGTAGATATTATCCAGCGAGTAGTAGACAAGGTTTCTGATCTCTGGGTTACTATCGATTCTGAAAAAGGTGAGATCGTCGGTTGTTTTGTAATAGGGGCTGCAGCGTATCCTCAAGCAACAGGGATTAACGCAGAAGCCATTGGCGGTAAGTTTAACTTTCCAGACGTGGTTCCAGTGGTGGAGAAGTACTACAAAGCTCTTGGTTATAAATTCTTTGAGATGACCGGTCGCAAGGGTTGGGAAAAAGTAATGGCCCCCATGGGTTACGAACTAACAAGCATTACTGTATATAAGAGGCTATAAAATGGGCAGTATTTTTACACCTAGCAGCACGGTGGTTCAAGCACCATCGAGTTCGCAGACGCAAGGGACAAGTAAAGTTGAGCCGTGGGAAACCGTTACCCCCTACATTGAAACACTGTTGCCACAGTTGGAGTCAGGGTTCAACGTTGCTCCACAGTTGTACCAAGGACCGCTGGTTCCGGGTACGTCTAGTCAGACCGCTGCAGCTAGGGGCTTGTACAAACAGGTAGGTCAGACTGCCGCTGGGTTTGCTCCCGGTTTCCAAACTGTCTACGATCAGATGTTCGGTCGGGCTACCGCTGCTCCGGGAACTAGCGAATTGTTTCAGGCGCAGACCGGAGACATTGCTAATCAGGCTCGTCAACTTACCGAGCGTGATAAACAGTTGGCCCAGCGGCAAGCTATGGAAGCTGGTCAGTTTGGCTTAGGTTCTACTGCCCTAGGTGAGCTTCAGACTCTCCAGCAGCAGAAGCGCGAAGAAACTGTGCAGAGCCAGTTGGCCAGTGCTCTGGGTGCAGAAGATCAGCGTCGAATGGCAGCAATGGGGCAGTTGCCGGGAATGGCTCAGTCAATTATTCAGGCTAAGATGACACCGGCTCAGTTGCA